TGGTAGAAAGAGATAGCATCATCACTTACCCCACTGCCCGACGCAAATGAGCCTACACCGGGCTCAGTATCCATGCCTAACCTACGTCTACGTGTTCCGTCATTGTTAATAACCATGTTTAGCTCATCTAGTGAGCCATTCTCTGGGAACGAGAGAGGCGAAGCCTCCGTTACGAGACCGCCTACAAACGAACTAAATTCACCCGTCTGATAGCTTTGAGGCATTCTGTTTTACCTTTGTCTTGTGAGAAGACTTATATTTCTCGATGGCTTGGATAGCTTCAACCTTAGTAGTATATAAGCCTGTCAGCACTGTGGGGATTGAGCCCCCTTTACCTGCTAACACAACTCGACTCATTGTTTGAAACTGCTCATCCTGTACAATTCTGTACTTATCGTATTCCATTAAACTTTCCTACCATAATCGGGATACTTAATCCCACCACCAACTTTACGAGCATTGCGTGCAAGCCAACGATTTTGTCTGCCTGCTTCTTGCTCTGCCTTTTCATCAACAGCCTTAGCTAACTTATAAGAAGCTTTAGCCTTAGCCTCTTCTATCAAAGCAGGGAATGCAAGCTCTGGTAGATCTGGAATAAATGCGTCATCATCTGTCCAGCTAGGGATGACGTAAGCTAAGCTCTGGACACTTGTAGTTACCAAAGTAGCCCCAATTTGAGAATCGTAGGAGTCAAATACTACGTATTCATCATCAAAAGATGTGTAATAAGTAGGAGCTCTGTCATTACGTATTAGCAACTCAACACCACTAAGATCTTCAATAATGTCTACTGTACTTTCGTCACTATTCTCTTGGTTAGTCTTATGAATAAACTGGTCTGGTTCTAAGTACTTGACATCTTCGTACTTACGCCTAGTCTCTCCTAGCTTAGCCTTATTGTACTTAATAAAGCAAATCTCTTTTACTGAGTCACCCACCTTCAAGTGAGTTGGCCTAGACGCAGACTCGGCTGCAACTAAGTCTATTTTCTTTCTTGTGTGAGGCCAGTTACGAGTAGTCATCATAGAGAAGTAAGTTGACTTAACTATGGTAGCTACTTGTTCTGACTCTACCGTATCGTCTATAGAGTTTACTTCATCACTATCCATATCAGACAGGATCTCTTGTACGATTTCTAGTAGGTTACGCTTCATGGCTTCTCCTAGTTAGTGTGCAGTGGTCTAATGTACCAACCATTGACTTTAACTGTCACACCAGTTTTATCTGCTCTTGCTAACAATCTTGCTGGATTTAAAAGGGTGTTGCTGTCTCCCATGTAAACACCTTGCCAGTGGACCATTTGATAGGGTTGCACAGTTTTAAACAGAGCAGGAGTCATCACTGCTATCTGGTAAGGGGAAGAGCCTAAACCTAACTCTAATGCAAAATCTACTACAGTGTTAGTCGTACTGATAGTTACTTCAAAGTCTACACGTATGTCTACTGTATCTCCTAGTGAGAGGCCAGTAAAGTCAAATCGGTTAGTAGTTGTATCCCAAAGGTCATCAACACCTGCAAGTGCGTAAGTCTTGTTAGTAAAAACACCTGTACCGTCATTAGTCATTTCATACTGAGTGTTGGCTGACGTTAAGGGAATTGAGGTAGTTGCAGTAGCAAGGTCGTTGTAATCATAGATGCCTTGAGAGATAGTACCAGCAACAGGTACAGGTGTTGCCCAATAAGAAGCCCCGCCACTAGAAGTTAATACTTGTCCAGCAGCAGAAGTTGAAGCGCCCTTAACTTCGTGTAGCTGGGCCTCTGGGATGTTCCTGTGTTGTATGTCTGCCATTCTTTTCTCCGGCCAATAAAAAAGGGAGGACAAGCCTCCCCTTTAAGGTTTAGGTTATGCTACGTAAGTATACTTAACGATTGCACTTCCTGCTGTAGGGCCAGTCACTGTCAAGTCACCAGCCGTGCCAATAGTAACATAGTTAGCTACTGCACCGTCAGCTCCTGAAATATCTGTAGCACCTACTGTGGCTGCTGAGATAGTACCAGTGAAACTGTCTACAATTTCTGTAACAACTGCGCCTACTGGTACAACTGTTTTCTTACCCAAAGAGTTGCCATCAAAGTTGATGACTACTTCACGCTCTGCACCAGCAGAAGGAAGTTGACCTTCCGTACCACCGATAACACGCTCGCCGTAATGATTGTTTACATTAAGGCCTGCTGAATTTTCGTAACCCATCTAAATATCTCCCTTAGATTTTAGTTGCTGAAGTGATGATAACACCAAGAGTGTCAACACGCTGAGCACCAAGACCAAATCGTGCAGTTGCTACGAACTCATCACGACCTTCATCCTTGTTACGCTCACCTTCTACACGAGGCATACGTCTCCATGCAGCCATAAGAGGCTTACACTGATCGTCTGCAACACACATTGCAATGTTAGCAACAGCGCCTGTAACAGCAGTAGTACCGTCACTAAAGTCACCTTTAGGAAGGCGGTTACACAAGATGATGTCGAAACCGTATAGTGAACCAACGAAACGCATACCAGAAGACATGCCGTTACGAAGTACTTGCTCACCAAATGTAGATACATCGTGAGTGATAGTCACTAGGTTGTTAAGAGTTGCTTCAACAACTGGATCAGCTACAAAGATACGACCTTGTGTAGGTACGTTAGCTTTGTCGAATGCAAGACGCATAGCAACTAGATCAGACAACTTGAAAGTATTCTCTGAACCAGTAGTAGTTACGTCAGAAGCGATTCGGTGTGCGAACCCATTAATAGTGTTAGCATTAGCGTTAGTCTGTGCTGAGTTAAGTACTGCTAGAGAACGAGTCTCAAAGTACTCTTGGATAGCACGAGTTGACTCAGCAGAACGAGCTGCCATAAGCGCATCAATGTTAGTACCATCTTCACGTAAAACGTCTGATACGTACCATGCGTCACCAATGAAGTCAGTGATCTGCAAAGTAATAGTACCAGTCTCAATTGGGTTATAAACCAAAGGAGTGTCTTCAGTTGCTTCTTGGATAGCCACTGAACCAACAGTTTTAATGTTAAGAGTTGTGCCTGAACCGAAGTCAGATACATCACGGAAGAACTCTTCACCTAAGAGGCCATCGTGTAGGTTCTGTAGAATAAAGCCACTATAGACTTCAGCATCTACAAATGCTTGAGTATTAGAAGTTAATTGCATTTAAGTTTCCTCAAACTTGAATATCATATTTTTTGTGAACTGACTCTCGCACTTTAGCGATGTAATCAGCTTGCTCTTTTGCTGATGCTCCTAAGAGAAGTGATTTCTCTGGAGGGGCAAGTTGTTCTTGTGCTGGTTGTGAAGAGGAGATGTTAACACTTGAGCCAGTGGCTGTAGGTGCTGATATGTTTCCTCCTGTTAAACCAAATAGTTTTAACGCTGCTTGAGGTGACTTACGGGATAGATCCTGTAGGTCTGAAACCTCTACTCCTAGTTCATTAGCTTGAGCTGCTAAGACTTCACCAGTCTTATCACCAAACTTAGCTAAGAGTGCGTCACTAACGGAAGCCTCATTCTTCTGCTGAAGTGTCTGAGTCTCTTTTTGCTTAGAGTAATTTTCCATTAGGTTAAGAACTGCCTGTTCATCAAGTGTATTAGCTTGAGGGGTAATCTCTTGCTGGACTTGTTCTTTGGCAGTGAGCTTCTCTACAACTTCTTCGACTGCTTTACGTTTCTCTAATTCCGCTTTAAGGTCTGCAAGTTCTTGATCCTTCTGACTGAGAGTATTCTTTAATTCAGGGATATATTCTTGACTATGCTTAAGTGCGTCTAAAGCTTTATCTAACGAGTCGTATTTCTGCTCTCCAGATTCATTCCTGATTGCTTTTAGTTGGTCTTCAAAAGCGTTAGAAGATGCTGGGCTGCTTTCAGGGGTTGCCTGAGATTCTTGATTAAATGCTGACATATTGGTTGGTAGACCTTAATGTTAATTATTAATAGTAATATTAAATAGTATATGTTACTAAGTATTTCCTAGTATACTTATATATACTAAGATTTTCCCGATTTCCCTACAGTATGAGGGATATAATTTTCTCTAGTGCTCTCTTGTA